TGATGAAGGACGAGAGATTCGTGAACCTCATCCATCCGCAGAACCCTTATGCGGTTCCCATCAGGGAGGCATATCTTGCCATGTCGATGGATAAGATCCTTCCGGGAGCGATGGAACAGACTGCGAAAGCTGTAGCCAAGAAGACTGCTGACACGATCCGCCAGCGCGGAGCCCGTCCTCTTGAGGGCGGAATGTCCGGGCAGGCATCCTTGAAGGCCCACACTGACGTCTCAAAGCTCACTGACGCAGAGATCGCAGATTATGTGCGCCGCGCCAACAGAGGTGAGCGCATCACCTTCTGACGATCTCGAACCGGCATTATGCCGCTTACCTTCAAAAGTTAAAGGGAGAACGAGATGAATAAGAACAGAATCTTTGCGCTGGATATTCAGCGCTTCTCAGATGTGATGAACGCCACCACGTCCGCAACGACCGGGAACAATCTGTCCCCGGAAATGAAAACTTTTTACGACAAGAACCTGATTAGACTGGCAGAGCCCTATCTGGTCCATGACCGTTTCGGCCAGGAGAAGCCGATCCCGCGTGGCAATGGCAAGACCATTGAGTTTCGCAGATTCAGCAAGCTTCCGAAAGCGCTGACTCCGCTGACCGAAGGCGTCGCACCGAATGGCCAGGCACTGAACGTCACCGCACTGCCCGCAACGGTCCAGCAGTATGGCGGCTTCGTGAAGGTCACCGATATGCTGCAGCTTACCGCTATCGATCCGATCATCACCGAGGCTACCGAGCTGATCGGCCAGCAGGCCGGCAGAACCCTGGACACCGTCACGAGAGAGGTTCTCGTGGGTGGGACCAATGTCGCCTATGCCAACGGAAAGACCGCGAGAGCCGGTCTTGGCACTGCAGACGTCCTGACCGTTAAGGACATTCAGAAGGCCGTCGCTGCGCTGAAGGCGCAGGATGCCCCGCTGCTTGAGGGCGGATACTATGCAGCAATCATTCATCCGAATGTTGCTTACGATCTGATGAGAGACACTGAGTGGATCGACTGGCAGAAGCATACCTCTCCGGAGCACATGTACAACGGTGAGATCGGCCGCATCGCCAACGTCGTGTTCTTCGAGTCTACCGAAGCAAAGGTGTTCGAAGGCGCCGGCGCTTCCAGCGCAAACGTCTATGCTACGCTGATCATCGGCAAGAACGCATACGGTAAGACCGCTATCACCGGTGGTGGCCTGGAGACCATCATCAAGTCCAACGAGCAGGCTGGCGGACCGCTGAACCAGTACGCTACCGTGGGCTGGAAGGCTACCAAGACTGCTGAGAGGCTGGTCGAGGAGTACATGATCCGGATCGAGTCCGGTTGCTCCCTGGGTTAATCAAAGCATAAGCCGGGGGCGTAAAAGTCCCCGGCAATAAAGGAGAATACAAATGGCAAAAGCACCTATGGTGAAAAAAGGTCTTTCCGGAAAGACCACAACTGTCAATCTCTTCTATGACGGAGACAAGTATAAGGAGCCGATGTTCGTCGGCATCAACGGCATGACCTGGCTTATCAAGCGTGGCGAACCTGTCGAAGTCCCGGTCGAGGTCGCAGAGGTCATCAACCAGTCCATTATGCAGGACGGCAAGACCGCTCAGATGATCAGGGAACTGGACGGGAAGGAAACAGACCTTGGAGAGTTTTGAGGTGATCCTCGTGGAGAAAATCTTTACCCTTATTGATCAGGCGCTTCAGAGTGACATTATCCAGATGGTGATCCTTGGCGTTGTCATGGACACTGTATTCGGGTTGTTCCGCGCAATCAGGCAACGTAAACTTAATTCCTCTTTTGGGATTGATGGCGCTGTGCGAAAGATCTCCATGCTGGCATCTATCTCTTTCCTTGTCATCCTGGACTCGATTGCAGAGATCAACTTCATCGGGTTTCTTCCGGATGAGATCCGGGAAGTCCTCGGGACCAAGATCGGGTCTGCTGAGTTTTTCGGTATCATCTATCTCGCATTTGAGTGCGTATCGATTCTTAAAAACATGGCGTTTTGCGGGCTCCCCGTTAAAGGCGTCTGGCAGAAAGTAAGGGATTTCCTCGGCAAATATACTGACGAACTCCCTGACAATGAATAATGTGGATAAAACACAACCCAAATCCCACAGGCCGAAACGTCGGGGACTGCTCGGTAAGAGCGATCTCAGTGGCGCTGTCGGTGAGCTGGGAAACAGCATTCGCAATGCTTGTCGGTTCTGCCTATCTCATGGCGGACATGCCCTCGTCGAATGAAGTCTGGGGCGCGGTCCTTCGGAGACACGGTTTCATCCGGGAGTCTATCCCGAACACCTGCCCTGACTGCTACACGGCGGGGGATTTTTGCGCCGAGCATCCGGAAGGAATATACGTCCTTGGATTTGGCGACCACGTCGCGGCCGTGAAAGACGGAGACCTTTACGATTCGTGGGATTCAACCGACAGAGTCCCACAGTACGTCTGGAGGAAATGATGGCATATCCTTGGAATCCATACAGTTATTATCCGCAGGCAGTTCCTCCATCGGCGCTGCCGGCACAGAATCAGTCAACCGGGCCCATCTGGATCCAGGGTGAAGCAGCGGCAAAGAGTTACCTTGTCGCTCCGGGGACGACGGTGGCATTGTGGGACAGTGAATCCCAGACGATCTACCTCAAGTCTGCGGATGCTTCCGGGATGCCGTCTATGAGAGTCCTTGACTATACCATCAGGGATGCGGCTCCTGTGAACAACCCGATTGTTACGGAGTACGCAACGAAGGCAGACCTGGAAGAGCTGAAGAAGCAGATCGCGGAACTGAAAGGAGCGAATGGATGAATCCCTTGTTTCAGCAGATGATGCCCCAGAACAACGTCATGCAGAGATTCATGCAGTTCAGACAGCAGTTCCAGGGCGACCCGAGACAGCAGGTGCAGCAGCTCCTCAATTCGGGCAAGATCTCTCAGACTCAGTACGACCAGGCCGTGCAGATGGCAAACCAGCTTCGCAACATGCTGAACATGTAAACCGGCTGCCGAACGAGGCAGTCGCTGACCGCATAAAGTTAGCGGTAGAAAGGTAAAATATGATGGATAACGCAAACGGAACCGGAATGATTATGCCCGTGGCTCCCTCTGGTGGATTCGGAAACGGATTCGGTGGTGATGGTGGCTGGTGGATCTTGCTGCTGTTCATCCTTCTCGGCGGTTGGAACAACAACGGAAATGGCGGAGGCCTTTATCCGTGGATGAACCAGTCCGAGCAGATCAGCGGCGGCTTCAGAGACCAGATGCTGAACACTTCCGTGAACGGGATCCAGCAGGCTGTGACGGCCGGTTTCGGTGATGTCCAGAACGCTCTTTGCTCTGGCTTTTCGCAGGTCGAGATCGGCGCAAACGCAAGGCAGATGGCGGACATGCAGCAGAACTTCGCGATGCAGACCGCTATGATGCAGGGCTTCAATGGCCTTCAGGCGCAGCAGGCACAGTGTTGCTGTGACAACAGACTTGCGACTTGTCAGACGCAGAACCTTGTCCAGAATGAAGGCGCTGCGACCCGGCTTGCCATTCAGAACCAGACGCAGCAGATCCTTGATAAGATGTGTCAGCAGGAGATCGACGCTTACAAGCGCGAGAACGAGAACCTTCGTAGCATGATCAACATGCAGAATCTTGCGGCAAGCCAGACGGCACAGACCGCGCAGCTGATCGCCGACAATACGGCACAGACGCAGTACATCGTGAACCGCGTCGCACCGTATCCGATCCCGGCATATACGGTCCCGAACCCGTTCACTCCCGCAGCTACCGCCACCAACGGTTGATGGAGGTGTGACGTATGCACGAAGAACTGAATATGCTTTTTGAAAAGCTCTGTGAGGAGCTTTGTGAATACGGCCAGAAGGATCTCACGCAGGATTCGCTCAGGACTATCGACACGCTGGCACATGCCGCGAAGAACGTCCAGAAGATCATGGAAGGCGGAGAAGGTGGTTCCTACGCCTATTACGATGAGGATCCCCGCACTACTGCGATGGGCGGAGCCATGAGAGGTTCCTACAATGGCGGAGGGTCTTATGGCGGTTCCTACCGCATGTCCGGCAAGCGTGACAGCATGGGCCGGTACTCCAGAGAGGGCGGAAACGGTGGCATGTCGAACCGCGGCTACTCCAGGGGAGGCAACAATGTTGTGGATGGCCTGAAGGAGCTGATGTACGCGGCCCCGCAGGAGATGCAGGGTGAGATCCAGCGGCTTATCAAGAAGCTCGACAACATGTAAGTGATCAGCCGATCACGGCACAAGGCCGGTCCAAACGGATCGGCCTTGTTTTAAAGGAGAACAAAAATGATTATTATCAAAAACCGTGAGCTGCTGATCCCGGAGCATGAGAGGTATATCGGCACTCCTATTGATAACTACGCGGACAATCGCATATTCAAGATCAAAAGGTTTTCTCAGAGCGGAGAAGATCTGTCGGATCTTACTTTTCGACTTGATTTGAAATATCCAGCAGAAAGAACTGTATACACGTTTACAAGATCCACAACACACACCGGCGGATCCGTTTCGGTGCTTTCAAAAGCATTTGCAAAAGCATATTCGAACGCTGGAACGTACACCTTTTCCTTTGATGGGATGGATTGGAAACACAATTCTGATGTTGTTAAACTTGAAGAAATCGGCGTTATAATCAATTATACTCCGGTGTCCGGGGACTCGATTACTATTGTGTCAACGATCTCAAGTGTTTCTGGGAATGTTGTACTGCTGGAAAAAGAGATAAGCGAAAACGAAATCAACCTCATCTGGCATATCACGGAAAACGATACTGCGATTCCGGGAACGGTATTCGTGGCGATTCGGGGATCTGACGGGGACGCAACTGTCAGATATGCCTCATATTACGCAGCACTTTATGTGGATGCCAACCTTGACCAGACGGCACTTCCAGCAAGCGGCATCACGGAGCTGGAGCAGCTTGAGAACATGACGGCGGATCAGCTTCGTAAGATGGAGTATCTTTATACCAGATATAAGGACCTGGATATTGCGGCACAGGATGCGGAAGCATGGGCAAAGGGGACCAGAAACGGATATCCGGTACCAGCTGATGACGATACTTACCAGAACAACGCAAAATATTATTCCGACCTGAGAGAAGAAACAACGCATCTTGCAGAGGCATGGGCAAGAGGAACCAGAGACGGAGTTGATCTTCCTGCCGGAGAAACAGGATACCATGACAACGCCAAGTGGTGGAAGGACCTTTCCGAATCATGGGCGGTTGGGGCAACCGGACTGAGAACCGGGGAAAACACCAACAATTCAAAATACTATGCCGATCAGTCACGGATCGAGGGCAACGGACTCGCCTCAATCTTCAGTGATGCTGTTAATTATACTGCCGGTGATTATGTGGTCCATGAGGGGATACTGTACCTCTTTAATGGAGATCATTCGGCTGGACCGTGGACTGGAACAGATGCAGAAAGAGTAAACCTTGCGGATGGAGTGACGGACGCCAGAAAGCGGAAGGTAATGAAGTTTAATACCTGCGTTGATATGAAGGCGAGTACAGACTTGCTGCCAGGGATGCTGTGCCAGACTGCCGGGTATTATTCCATTGATGACGGCGGTGCGGCTCTTTACTGCGTCATGGGATCCGCTCCTGTTGATGATTATTATGAAACTCTTCAAAACGGGCTGATTGCCGTCCTGATAGTAAGTGATACGGTAATTCCAGAACGGTTTGGGGCTTACGGTGACGGGACGCACGATGACACAACTGCATTGCAAGCCGCAGTAAACTATGGATTTTCCAATAAACTTGCAGTCTATCTCACCAAAAAATATCTCATTACGAGTCCGTTGGTAGTCAAGGGCACCAATGCCACCATTACAGGTAAAGGCAGTGTATTACTTGGCAATGGGTCTGCACGGATCATTGCGGGAGCTACACTGACGCATGTAATAGAGACTGCACCGGGGGCAGATGATTTAAGGGCATATGGTATTACTGTTAAAGACATCACCATAGACGGCGCGAATCAGGCAACCGATGGTTTTTACTCCGGGTATGCGTTTGCTGGGTGCGTTCTTGAAAATGTCATCATCAGACGGTGTACCATTGGATTGCACATCAAGGGGAACTGTTATCTAAACAGTTTCAACGCTATCCGCACGTCATATTGCACGGACTACGGGATTTATTTTGAGGGAGGTAACAACACCTCTAATGTTTTTACCAAGTGCTATGTCGAGAGTAGCGTCAATGCGTACAGGATCAACGGACAGTATTGCAGCATGATCTCATGCTGTGCT